TTCCGACATGGTAGTGGCCGGGGGAGTTGTGCGGGGCAAAATAGACCCCCATCCCCCAACTGACACTTGGGAAGGGAAAGAGGATTACCAGGAGATTACCGACAAGGACCCGTTCCCAATCGAGCCGGGAGAATACCCTCTGATAGCAGTGGACACCGAATGGGCCAGGGGAAAGCCGTTTTGCCTTAGCTTCTCCTTTGCCCCCGGTTCATCCTTTGTCATCCGAAATGGCCAACAATATTCGTTGGACCGCCTGAACACTGTCCTGGGCTACGGAGATGCTACGGGGGGCTCCGAGGGGACCACGACCATCATCCACAATGCCCTCTACGATCTCCCGGTGCTGGCCGAAATGGGAATTGTACCCGTCCGGACTGCGGACACGATGGTTATGGCATACCTACTGCAGAATGAGCCCCAAGGCTTGAAGCCGCTGGCCTTTCGGCATTGTGGGATGAAGATGGCATCTTACCGAGAGATGGTGGGGGATGCAACCACCGAGATGGCCCTTGACTACTTACAATTGGCGGGGGCGCTGGATTGGCCTACTCCACCCCCGGTTTTGGAGTGGAAGAGTGGGGAACCCAAAGTGCGGCAGCCACAGGGGATGGGCCGGAAGATTGCCAGAATATTGAAGGGAGTAGAGGAGAATGGGGTAGACCCAGCGGAAAAGTGGAAGGCGATAAAGGAGGGGAAGGGGGTAGTAGAGGAAGTGTTGGGGGCAATGCAGGAGGGAGAGCTGTGTGACATACCGTGGAGTAAGGCGGTATACTATTCGGCAAGGGATGCGGATGCTACCATTCGGGTTTACCCCCTCTTATGGAATCGAATCCAGGAGATGGGATTGGAGGGTACGTTCTGGAGAGACATGGGAGCCTTGCCGATGGTGGTTGACATGATGGCAAACGGAATGCCGGTGGATCTTGGGGCCTTCCGCTCACTTAGCGTGTACTTTCAGGAGAGAATGGATCTGATCCAACGTAAGATGCAGCTAACAGTGGGGCACCTACTTCCAGGAAAGGCAATTAACCCAGCATCGTACCCACAGATGTCCACTTTAATCTATGACCAATTAGCACTTCATGAGAAGGGGGGAAGGTTCAAGGCGAAGAAGGGAGGCAAGAAGTCTACGGCAGATGATATTCTCAAGCGTTATTTGGCGTTGCACCCGGTAGTGCAGGATATAATAGACTGGCGTGGGTACCAGAAGTTGAAGACGAGCTATGCGGACGCAATTCCCCGGCTGGTATCCCCAGACGGCAGAATACGGACGACGTTGCGAATTACACGGACGGTTACTGGCCGACTATCCTCCAGCAAGCCGAATTTGATGGCCCAGCCTACCCGGTCCGAGGAGGGGCGCAAGGTAAGGGATTGTTACGTGGCGGGGAAGGGGAAGGTGTTGGTATCTGGGGATTATGGGCAGGTGGAAATGCGGGTGGCCGCCAATTGCGCCAAAGACGAGCGTATGATGGCCATTTTCTGGGGGGGAGACGATATACATAGCCAAACTGCTAGTATGATGTTTGGGATTCCGATTGGGAACTTAGATGAGATGAAGCACCGGTATCCCGCCAAGAGGGTTGGGTTTGGCATCCTCAATCTGATAACCGCCGAAGGTCTGCAGCGGGAGCTATCATCTGGGGGAGCGGGGGGATGGACCGTTGACGATTGCAAGGACATGATTCACTCTTGGTTTGACATATACAGTGGGATTGCGGCTTATATGAAGTCCAATGGGGGAATGGCCCGCCGATATGGGTACGTCCGAGACATGTGGGGCCGCCTCCGTTACATTGCCGGTATAAGATCCACTAATCGCTGGATTCGTATTGAGGCAGAAAGGCAAGCGGGGAATGCACCGATACAGATGGGGGCTCAAGGTGTAATTAAGGAAGCAATGGGGCGTTTGGTCCCGGTCTACCCCCGGCTCAAGGCAATTCCCCTAATACAGATCCATGATGATATTGTATGGGAGATTGGGGAGGATAGATTGGGGAAGGCAATACCCACGATCAAGAGGATAATGGAGGGGGCAACCCCGACAGATTTTATTGTTCCATTAACAGTAGATTTCAAAGCAGGGAAAAAGTGGGGTTCGATGGACAAACTTAAATTGTAATAGGGGGTGTAAAATGGTTGACTGGACAACAGTGGGCGGAATACCAAGTGATGATGAAGTGAATTATCCTGGGAGTGACCCAGACAGATCAGACATGCAGTTGGACGATTGTGAGGATACTCAAAAGATTGATAACATTCCGACAGAAAAATTGAAAGTACTGCTTAAACAAGCGTATGACCATTTGGAGTATTGTAATTGGGGTGATATCTGGGAGCGTGAATGTTCAGAAGGGCTAAGAGCAGAACTAAATGACTATTTTGAATAGAGGATTATTATGAAACTGACAAGTCATGACTACGAAGCAGCCGCAATAAGAAGTCAAACCGCACAAGAGAAACAGGAGTTTAACTTGTTTGCAATGCTTAAACCATCAATACAGCGGGACGGTAACCAGTGGTGCGTTTTGTATGGGGAAAACTTGCAAGTTGGGATTGCCGGATTTGGTGATTCTCCTCATTTAGCAATACTAGATTTCAACGCGCAATGGTATATTAAAATATAACGATAAAGGGTGCCGAGTTCCCGTATGGAAGAGGTGGTATGGTCAATCACCTAGCTTGGGCTCTCTCCATTCCCCAGCATAGGAAATTCGGATAGACCAGGGGGGAGGGTGGCTAACTACAAACCATCCTCCCCCCTTAAATGTTACACTACATCCCATCCGGAAACGCCCATCCGTCAGTGTATACTGCCATTGTCTGTGTCCCGGAATAATCATGCTTTACTTCTATTACACCACTGGAATCGGTAAGCACGGAACAGGAAACGGAAGCGTACACACAAAAGTTACCGTTTAGTCTGTACAGGAAATGCCCAACAGCTCCGGTTTGTCCATTGGTTCTCCAATGCCCTATTGGTTCTCCGGCAGAAGTAGCAGTAGCACCCCCAAAGAAAGTAGCCCTAGCTCTGGTACAGAAAGATGGTATTGCCAGTGTAACGTCTAGCCAAGTATCATCAAGGTCAGTCCATCCCCTACTTTCAGTGTAGTCTGCCAGTAAGAATTCATCCCCCTCACAATAAAATTCGCAAATGGCAGTTCCCGCTGCGTCCAATAGGACAGCAAAAATACAGCGGTCAGTGGCAGTAGCGTTACCGGCGGCGGCGGACCCATACCACCCGTGCTTGGCTGCAGACCATACCGGAGCTTCCGTAACAGCTAAAATCTCGGCGACGGTGATAGTATTGCCCCCCAGCGTCACAATCGCCGAATCGTCAAGGTACATGTACACCCAAGCCCCGGAAGATGCCAGATCGGTGGAGGCACTGTTGGATCCGGCTGAACCAAACACATAGGACAGTTGGGAGTCCCATTTTATCCGCTGAGTAGTGGTCCCCTGGTGGTCGTACACTGATGGGTCAATATATATTTCATCCTCGTCTTTCCACGAGAACCCCCCTCTAATTGCAAGCCCTGGGGACAACCCCAAAATGGTACCCTGTAGGGTTACATCAGCAGCGTCAGAGTAGGTATTAGCGTCTGTCTCGGCAGTATCGGTGTAGGTATTGGCATCAGTCCCCGCTGAGTCTACATAAGCCTTAATGCTTTGTTGTGTTGCCACGTGGTAGGGGGAATCAGACACCATCGTGTCCTCATCCTTTACCAGCGACCCGGAAATAGCTGAGGCGGTTAGGGTAAGTACATTCCCCACTCCGGCACAGTCGAATCGAACAGTGTCATCGTCGGTTCCCTCCTCCAATTGGATTTTGGTATCCCCGTCGTCATCTACCATTTCAATTCTATCAGAAGACTTAATACCGTCCTTGGTCCATAAGGTTACATCGTCAGAGTCGGTAAGTTTAAAACGATAAGCCCCGGCGGTAGAATCAATCCATACATCCGCTTCTCCATTGGAATCTAGGATTACCGGATTAGAGTTGGCAGATCCTTTGGTACTGTCATCCCATGTGGTTTTGGGAGTTGTAGTTCCGGTTTCGTACGTGTACAGTTTGGCCCCAACTCGAGGATCCCCATTAGTATCCATAGAGGTAAACTTGGGGTTTGGGACTAGGGCTGCGGTAACTGCCCCCATGGACTGGACTGGGACAAGTAACAGTGTCAGCAACATTACAAATATAATTAGTCGTTTCATTCTTCTTCCTCCTTAGTGTGTGTTATTCGATAGGACGCTGCAGAGAGTCGGGACAGTATACCCGCTGCTTCTGCCGAGTGTGCTGGGAGCGTAAGCCCCCTTGTGAGTAGCTTGCCAATCCGGGGGTCCAACAACATCTTGCTGACAACTGCTGGACCTAAGATGATGGTTGCGGCGGGTAAACTTCCCCGCCCAGTGAGAACAGCTCCCATTGCCCCGGCTTGTGTCAATTGGATCAGCATTCGGCCCGCTCCTTCCCCCTGCGTCTTCTGGGCCAGTTCCATTGCTTTCCCGAAATGCTGGAGAAGATCAATTTGCCGAGGCTCCAGTATTTCCCGCATCATTGGGAGCCCAAAGCTACCCGGTTTTCCCGAGATGTTGTTGAGCAACCTATTACCAATCATGTTACCGTTTACGTCGGTGGATTTCTTCATCAGATGCTCCACAAAGAACCCCTGCAGCTTGCGCCACGTTGGGGGATCCACTACCCGCTTTACTTTTACAACGGACGTTATCTTCCCCGGCTTGAATATTGCAGGAGCGATAGTCTCAGCTCCGGTCCCGGATTCCGATGCCATCTTGACAAGGCGGCGGATGAATGTACTGTTGAATTGCTTCTCTCCCCCCTTGTGGAATTGGTTGGCAGTACGCCAGGCAGCTAGAGCCTCCTTGTTCCCTCCCCTCAACACCTTATCAATCGACCTATCCACAATACCAATCAGCTTCTTTGCCTTCCCAATTGCCGGGGCCTTCCGGTTCAGCACCGACATTTCATCGATTCGGGATATCAATCGGGACCGCAACTCCACAGCATTCTTGAACGACAGATTATCCGGCAGTGACATTACGGCCTCAATCAGGTCATCCCCCGAGTTTTTCGCTTCTATACCCCCTAGCTTCACCGATCGCTTCAACATGGGCTTCACGAAGTTCTTTGCTCCTGACATTGGTATCTTCACTCGCCCCGCCTTCACCGAATTGTACATTACCCTCTCAGCGGCCCTAAACGTCTTCATCTTGTCCCCGATTACCGAAACAAACAGATTCCCCACGTCCTCCGCTGCAGTCTTCTCCCCAAACTTACCAATGAGACTCTCCGCAAAATCGTCGAAGAATTTGGTTCTTGTCGCCTTGTACGCTGCTATCTTGTTTCCACCAATTATCGATGATTCCCCAATGTTACTAATTACATCCAGCACTCGGGACTCGGTGGCCTCAGCGGGAAGCAGTACCGGCTTAATTTTACCCTTAAATACCCGCATCACATCTTCCGCCCCCTCCATTAGGGTACTTTTGAACGGGGCCAGCATTTTGGACGCTCCCTTTATCAGCAATCCCCCAGCAAGCTCCCATCCCCCCTCTGTCAACCCAGCCTTCCCAATTCTCTGCAGTGCCTCCACAGATGTCTTTGGAGCATCAAGGCTCCCGGACAGGTGTTGTCCAATCTGTTTGTACGCTTCCCCAGCTCCACCCCCTAACGCCACCATCCCGACGATAGGGGCCAGTCCCATCCCAGCACTGGCAGCGGCCACCCCAGCGGCCATTCCACCCCCCACTTGAGGAGCCTCTCCCGCTATTCGTTGGAGTAAGGACGGGTCTTGGCCTTCGCTCGGCTCTTCCGCAAGGCCGGAGGATACGGGAACACTAGGAGTGGGTGTTGGGGGAGCAGGAGCAGTTCCGTCAGTGGGGGCCGGGGCCGGAGACGGGGCAGAGGACGTTCCCAACTCCTTTTTCACAGCAGCGTCTACTATCTCAGGGGGAGTATCATCTGGAAACTCCAGAATGCGACCATCATGTAGTTCAGCTTTCATGCTACTTCTCCAATCTATTTCCACTGCTATCGTATTTAATTACTATTGCAGCTTTGGGTTTGCTAATTGCAGATAAGGGCTGGTCCAGGTCGATTCCCTGTGCCAAGAAGTCGGAGTTGAGGGCAAGTACCCTCTTGGTGGTTTCCTCTATCGACTCCAAATTGGCAATATATTCTGTGGGGGAATTGTGTACCGGGTCGGGGAAGGCGGTGGCAATTTCCTTGAGCTCCTTTTCCCCACCTGCCACTCCGGTTGCCCACTTGCGGAATGCAATAAAGTCTGCCTTAGCCTGTCGGAACCACTTGGCTCTGGATTTTATTAGGGTCTTTTGATCCTTGCTGGAAAGTCCCAACTTATCTGCAGCAGAAGCAGACATTACCTTACCCTTACCGAATAGGGTTAAGTATTCCGGCTTGAACAATCCTTTTGTTTTCTGGAAAGATTGGATGTTGGTGGTTGCCTCCACAATGCTCTTTTCCAGCTTGGTCTTGGTTGCCTTGCCCAGATCCCCGGTGTTAATATTGATGTCTGTTCCCTTACCGACCACTTTGGAGTACCCAGCGGGAATTTCTCTCCCCTTCTCCACGTACACCTGATCCCCGCCTTTTCCTTCAAACACCTCATAGGCTGGTTTGGTTGGAGCAAACGGCACCTGCCCCACCTTCTTCTTGCCTTCGTATAGGGCAGTACCGGCTCCATACCCCTTAATGCCCTCATCTTCCTCCAGTTTGAGGCGTTGGGTTTCGGTTCGAAGGGATTCCCGTATCATTTCCACGGTCTGTGGGTTATAGTCTGGGAGAAGCCGGGAAACCTCCTCTGCTTTATCCGGGTAACGGGTGCTGTATATGCTTTTGGCAATTGCCAGATCCTCCTCACTGTTGACACCGGAAAGGAGGTTGAGGGCAAAGTCATTGGCCTTAATCCCATCTTCTCTAACCTGTTTCTTTTGGGCTATACCTTGTTTGGTTAGCTCAACAATGGCGGAATTGGCAGATGTCTCCCTCTCGGCCTGTAGCTGTTGCATTCCCATTTGTAATTTCATGAGGCTAGCAGCAGAATTGGCCATGTCAGGGGGTTGAAACGATTGTATCTGGGGAAGCGGCATAATACCCTCCTATCTATTCGTTACTGTAGTGTTTTTTCATGTCATACATCATCCCCATATCAGATACGGTTTTGCTGAGATTGGACATGAGATTGGTACTGATGTTTGCCTGGTTTATTTGGTTGGTGGCTGCGTAATTGCCCACCTGCTGAATGCCGGAAGCCACAGCGGGTATTACTTGCCCTGTTACCCCAGCAATTTGCCCTGCTCCCCCAACCCCCAAATTGGCTTTTGACGTTCCAAGTCCAGAATACAGGTTGGCAATATTGGTTTTAGCGGCAATAGATCGGTCAATAAATGGGGACAGTCGGGCAAGCTCCTGGTCTAGGGCGGAAGCAGCGAAGTTCTGGCCATATTCCATAGCCGCTTTCATTCCCGGTCCGGATATTCCTCCCCCGGTAGACCGGGATAGTCGAGAATTGAGAGCCTCCATACCCTGATCGTATTGGTACTGTATGCCAGGCCGATCAAACACAGACTCGGGGTTCTGCAGCAAGTTGAGGGCTTGATTGTACGCATCCATTCCGGCTATGGGCTCCAACTCGGCAATTGCCATATTGAATCCGGTATCCAAGTCGATCTTACCCGCCTCTACCGCCTCTGCGATATCGGCTCTGGTTTCCCGCAAATACTCCAATTGTAGTTCGGTTGCTTGGATTGTAGCGTCCGATTGGGTCTTCGCCGCACTACTTGACGCTTTGGAAGATTTGCTGGCCCCAACTACTGCTCCAATTCCGGAGGCTATACCCCCGATTGCTGCTCCGACTCCCATATCAATTCTCCTTGTTTATCCCAAATATTATTTGATCCTGCAATTCCCCCTTCACCAAGTAGCTTCGGGAACACACACCCTCTTTTGTGAATCCCAACTTTACATTGTACTTCTGAGCTACTACATTGGAGATGGGGGTAAACCCGACAATCTTGCGGTATGATGTGTTGTCCCAAACCCATTGGATTGTTCGTTTCCCTGCCTCTACGCACTTTTTGCCCCGGCCCTTTGGCAAAACGGAGGTGTGACCCTCTAATATTGCACGGGACCGGTGTTCGAAGATGAACAAACTATACTTATTGGGGGATAGCAGAAGAAAGTTAGGATTATACACCATCCGCACCACATCTTCCTTAGTCATTACTCCATCACCAACTATATGAGGATAGATAGTAGGGTGAAATAACACTTTCACTACAAAACCAATATCACCCTCAGTTAACTGTTGCAAGTTTTTCCTCCAAAGCCTTTAATCTGTCGTGTAGCTGTAAAATGTAAAGTGCCTGCTCTTCTGTTTTCTCCACCAACTCCTTGCGTAGAGCATTTAAGTCGATATCGGTTCCATGATTGATAGTCATGTTGGGGAGGCAACTTTCCTTGGCAACGTACTTCCCCAAATCGTTAAGTGGCATCAATTCGTAGTCTGGCTCAAACACGTAATCGCAACCGGAACAGGACCCAACTACTGTGATACCAGTAGAGGTAGTATATAGTTTAATAATATCATTATGATTAAAATAACACCCACCATTTGGGGTAAAAGCAGCTAAATTCTCACTCCCAGTAGCATTCGTGAATAAAATAGTCTTGCCCCCATATGAATTGAATACATTATATGTTCCATTATACCCAATTCCCATGGTTTGTGTTGTCTGGGTAGAACTGGTATAAAACTTAACGTAATCATAGGCATCCAGTTTGATGCTTTTGCTGTTACAATCCAAATCCCCACCTAGCTGGGGGGTAGTATCCTGCAAGATAGGCAACCAATAAGCATTACCATAAGTTAATACAGCCAATCCATCTGGGAGATTTGCGCTAACGGTGAGCGTGTCCTCAGCGGCTCGGGTAGCAGCAGTTCCGAGACCTAAGCTAGTACGGGCGGAAGAAGAAGACCCAGGGGACACAATCGCCGTCCCGTCCCAATCACTCCCTCCTGGTGATGTCCCGCTAACGGTAAGGTTTCCGGTAATATTTACATCCCCGCCAGTGGGGATTAGATTAATATCCCCCTTATAGGAAGCAATATTGCCATCAGTGTTGTTGTGGTAAATGTCAATTCTAGCGGCAGCCCCCAGCGTGTCCCCGTACTGACACTGCAGATGGCCGGTAGAAGTTGTTGTATACCCAGAAGATAGGACGGAAAATTCCTCCCCAGCCCTGCCCCCATTGAAATTTAGCCAATCCATGATAGTACTGCCACCTACCACCGTATAATTATAATCAGTCTCAGGTGCAATACAGACAAGGCGGCCCCCGGAAACGATAGTGGGGTCTGGCTCTAGGTCCATCTGCTCATAATACTGAATAATGTTGTAATCAGTTACACCAGCCTCAACCAATAAACCCCCAGAACTTGCAACGTGTTCAAATACATTCCCGTCGGGGTGGTAATATTCATCATCAGAAAACCATATACCATAACCATATGAGGTCCCCAAGTTACCACTAGAGGTCCCATTGGTGCGGTAAATCCAATTAGTCCCCTCAAACGTGTTACCGGCAGCCCATCCTAACCAGATACCGGCACAGTTTGCCCCCTCTTGGTAATATATATTAAGTTGAGAGAATGAGTTGTAACAAGAGTTGGAATCAGAAACCCCGTGCATGGAGATGCCCTTATCGGGAATGTCCATCCAGATGCGCCCGAACTTGTTCATCATGCAGTTGTCACCACCAGTAGTATCCATGTAAATGCCGGTTCCCCCTAGCATATTGATAATGGATATACTCTCAAAGGTGGACTGCTGCACTGAGGTTAGGTCAAAGGCCTTACCGGTACTGTCGATGGTGCTGTTGGCATCTATCATTAATCCCTTGATGTGAACTCCATTAACACTTGTAAGTTCCAGAATAGTATCAGTAGCGGAGCCATACCACTTGAGAATGGAACCACTCATCTGGCCGGAAACGTGAACTCCTCCCTGTCCTTCAAGTGCCGCATGCTCTCCAATAAGGGAGCAAGGCTCAGTAATGGTGATAGATGCTGTGATTTTGTAGATACCAACTGGAAAATAAACTGTGCCTCCCCCAGCAGTGCCGTGGGATGTGGCAGCAGTGATTGCAGCTTGAATTTCGGCAGTGTCATCGGCAGTGTCATCTCCGGCGGCACCGTAATCTGTAACATCAAACACGTCAGAATGCCCACCGACAGCAGTAAGGTCAGCTAAAGTTTTGGTCCCGGTTACTGCGTCCGTTAAGGTAAGGTTGTTGCTGGCATCACGACTCATATAAGTAGTATCATCAACTACCTCAACACGGTTTAATGTCCACATGTTACCTAAGCTATCAATATTCCAGGGGATTGTAAGTGCACCAGAATTAATAGTGCTATACAATACCAATTCATCGGCTTTAAGATCAAAGTGATAGAAATCGTCTCTTGGGTTAGTGCCATCACCTGCGTAAATCCACAACCCAGAAGAAGTGGTACCAGTTTCGTTATATCCAGCCCTTATACTCTCAAAACCACACACCCAACCAGCAGCCTTTAGGACAAGACAAGAAGTCCCGGCAGTTTCAAAATTAAGATCGAAATAGTCATTATTCCCGAAGGTGCGAGCGGCCCCGGCAGTCTCACCCCCATCCGACATTATCCCAAGGTCCGATATAATCTCTGCCTTGTCCCGTCCCTCAATAGTATTAGCATCAGTAAATTTTGCGTAGTCGTCATCTACCGGACTTCCGGAAGTCCCAACAGTACCAGAGGAAGTACCGTCCCCCTGCAGTATCCAGGTGTTCGTACTCTCGCATACATAAAGTCGTTGCCCGCTGGAGGCACTATTGTCGACGTACACTTCCCCCACAGTACAAGTAGCCGGAAGGGAAGCAGAATTGGGGAGCTCCACGGCTCCGGCCCCAAAATCAACAACCGAACTGGAAGACCCAGGCACTAGAACAGGGTCTCCCTCAGCCCCCCATACACCGCAAGAGATAAACATGAACAGTAAAACCAGAATCCACAATCTTTTGTCAAAACCATTACCCATTAGATGACCTCCCCATTTCGTGCCATACTCCAGCAGAAATACATATTAGTAAAAGCTTATCTTCTTCATTGTCCAGGATGAAATCTGCCTGTAGCTTGAGTCCGACCCCATCCTTACACGTTACTGCCCTAGCGGATTTTTCTGCTTCCAATACCAACATCTCCCCCTCATTCCCCCCTGATACTGTATCTAGATCATCAGAGGCTGCGTCCCCCTCTGTATCTACCGAGTGGAATCGTACAATGGAATTGCCAGATACAGTTATTGCCCCAGAAGATACGGTAAGTTCTGATTTTGCACTTACAGCATTGGCCTTTGTTTCTATTATATCCCGTACTGCGTTTTTGCTGGGAGCAATTGTCATTACACCATTCCACGTGGACTCGTCATATGCAGTGTCCGATACCGATGAGCTACCAGAACTTGCAACTACCGGAGCACCATCAGTGTCGACCAGCGTCAACGATACACCATCAAAGTGTAGTGCGTACCCTGCCTTAATTTCGAGATCTACTGGCAAAATTCGGCGGGGGGATCCCCCCTGCACATCCATATACAAATTGATAGTGACATCTGATCCAGAAGTATTTACCATCATTACCGACACTATACTTACATTGTCAACCCCAGAGGCGTATATGATGGAATAGGCAGTGGTGGAGAGTTGCCCCTCCGCCAAATTGGCAAACTGGGAATCCACCAGACCACATATACTGTAATCTACACCAATTGCAGATGCTACCCCTCTCAATACTGCCTTACTACTCAAACAAATCATAATGTCCCCAATGCTGCTGCAGTGTTGAAGCCTACCCCAGACGATTCAGGGGTGGTGGGAGTAGATATCCCAAGGAACAAATCCATAACAAACTTGACAGTTGCCGGATTGTAATCTCCAGAGGGTAAATATTCCAGCACATTATTAATGTTAAGATACCTAGTATCTCCCCGATCGTCATTGTGGTACTGTGGATGATCGTCTTCCCCCAAACTGGATAGGTTTCCATGAGTCCCAACTTCACTTAATGCTGGAGTGTCATACCCACCAACCCGTAACATCAAATCTCGGAAAAAGTTCTGCCACTCCCTACTCATTATACCGTCAACGAACATTACAGAGTTGGGAACCTTAGGGGCAGTAAGTTTACTCATCAGCTTCTACCTCCGCTACTGCCCCTAATATTATGCGCTTTACTGCTGCGGAAATGCGTATTCGGAATGCCCAATTTCTACCCTGCCCCAACTGGTGAGTGTAAGATACCCCATTATACTCCCCAATCTTACCCATCGGCAAGTCTACTTCCGATAACCAACTTCGTCCCCCATTTCGGGACCAACTAAACAGAGCCTGGGGATCCATATCCTGGGAATCCCCGGTTACAAGCCCGACTCCAGGCTCCAATAATATCCTAACACAATCCACCGTTATTCTCTTCTGATTACTACTTACAACGGGGGATATACGAGTGGATATTATTGGATCCCCGTTATCAGTATACACATCCGGGTCTACTTTGTATAATTTGCTTAAACTCCAATCCCCAACCAAATTCATATTAGCAAAGAAGGAGTGGCACATTGCCCGCCACCTGTGGTTTATATGATTGAAGATGGAAGACCGCTTATGCCAGAATCCGGTAGACGAATCATACACCAGAGTTTCATTGGCCTCTGGGATTGTAAGTACGACATGGGTATGCCCCTCTTGCTGATAGGAGAACATATAAGCATCGGATAGGTCATACTTGGCAATAGCATTGTTTATTGGAGTAGTGCTTATCACCTTGGGGACCCGCCCTAGAGCTTGGTACACCTGCCCCTTCCCAAGTTTGTCTTTACCAAGCCAGTATACCGCATTGTTGGCCTTAGTGAAAGCATGGTGGGACGTGCCCCCAGCCTCAATAAAGGCCCCCTCTATTCTGGCAAAATTGAAGGTGGCCTCTCCCGTATTAAACCACACCTCTGTGGTGTACTCCCCGAACACCCATACATCCCGATGGTCTGCCATAAGCCCAATTACATTATCCGGATCTCCCCCGGCAGTAGAGAAGGCAAGACCACCCCAAGAGGAGCCGTCATTCCAATCGGAGCGGTAAATTTGGCCAGTACCGGGCCTGTTTACTAGGTAATACCCGTCAATCTGAGTAATTGAATCCCCACCAGGAAAATCCTCATCGGTTATTTGAGCGAAGGATGCGGTAGCAATATCATATATGTATCCGTTGGATCCGTCCACAACAACAACATCAAGTCCGTTAGTGTCTATCCCCACCAATCCATTAGACGTATTTAGGGATCCCAATTCGGTCTTGGTTCCGGAAGAGTCAACTTGGAACATCTTGTCGTAGGC